GGTCTTGTTTTATAAAGGCATCACAAGTGCTTTTATAAAACAAGTGAGGTGTATATGGCAACAGACTTAATTACAAGGACAAATTATAAGTCCTATATAGGCATCTCAAGTAATAACATGGATGCTGAGATTGATTTATTAATTCCTAAAGTTTCAGAATTTGTAAAAAATTATTGCCGCAGAACATTCGTAGATTACTACGACGAGGCTAAAACAGAAACGTTTCATGGCGGATTTACAGCACTATTATTAAAAGAGACTCCCGTAGTTAATGTTACTAGTGTACAATATAGTGCAGACTATGGTCAAACTTTTACTAAGCTAACAAAATTTACAGACTGGGTGCAGGATGGCGATGCTATTCTATCACTAAATCCAACTGGCTTTACAAAACAAATTAATGGTTATAAGGTAACTTATTTTGCAGGATACGAAACAGTACCCGCAGATTTAACACTTGCAGTTTACGATTTAATAACTTACTACCGCAGGCATGATTCTAGTGTTCACTCACAAAAGAATCCTGGTTCAAATACTGTGCAAATCGAGTATATTTCTACTACTAGTTTACCAGCACATATTAGACGCGTATTAGATATGTATGCGGCGGACTATACCTAATGGCACAAAAAATAACTCTTAAAGACTTAATCAATGATATTGATCCAGAGATTAAGAAATTATTAAGCATAGATTTTCGTGAAGAAGAATTAAATAAACGTCCGCACGTAGTAGACATATCAAAAACCAGTTTAAAAGTTAATAACCGTGATGGTCAAATTTTTAATTTTGATGAGTTGTACGATACTTTTATCGAAGTAATTAAAAGTAAAGCAGCCAGAACGGTTAGTAACATATCAGAAATTGGTAAAAACTACTTTCAAGGATCTACGCCCTATTTAATATTTGTTAATAATCCTGGGCAAGAGTTATTATTAGCTAAATCATTTAAGCCTATATCTACATTTTTAAAAGAAGTAGTTAGGGATCCTAAATTAATTAATACAGAGTTTGGCGTACAAACAATTAAAGAGCAAAAACTAGATGCTAAAAAACGTCCTTTACCCGATGAGTTTAAGGTTACTGAGGTAAGTAAACTTAATATAGGACATATTGCTAGTAATTTTGAAGAAGATCCAACAGGTTCTTTAGTATCGCCACTTCAACAAAAAGTTGGTGCTATATTAGATCACTTAGAAATTAGTGGGGCTCCTACTAAAGCCATAGATTTAGCAACAGAAGCATTTAATAATTTAAATGAAATTCAAGCAGATTTTGAATATACAATAAGAAATAAAACTTCTGAATTATTACAAGGTGTTGGTAGTTTATTTGGTGAACAATTTGTAACAGTAACTATTCATACTGTAGATGTTAATCAAAAAGAATTTAATCCAGTAGAAGCAAAAATATATACAGATTTTGTAAGAAATATAGGTATACTTTTAGCCGATCCAAAGTATGTTAAAAAGTTTTTGGAACTAGAAGGATCTAATACTATATTTCAAGATATAGAACAAGCACTTATTAGTAACCTAAAAACAGGTAAATTTATATTAAATTCCCACCCTGATAGAAAAGTTTCTACAGGTAAAAAAACTATTGGTAATAAAGGTAAGGTAGGTACTGGTACTACTGTTGAAGCAAATTTTGCTAAACCACAAGCTAGTTCTACTATTTCTACATACGAAGAAAATGTAGATCTATTAAATTTAAAAATGCTATTAGATTTACATTTACAAGATGTAATTAGTGCTAATATGGGTTCTGGTGAACGAAAAGATATTTTAAATTATAGAACAGGAAGATTTGCTGGTTCTGCAAAAGTTGAACGATTAACCATGAGTAAACAAGGTATGATTACTGCTTTCTATAACTATATGAAATATCCTTACGCAACATTCAGCGAAGGTGGAAAGCAGTCAAAACCTACCAGTAGAGATCCTAAACTGCTAATAGCCAAATCAATTAGAGAAATTGTAACTGAAAAAGTTGCAGCTAGATTAAGGGCCGTAGTAGTATGAGTAAAAGAGCTAGTATAGTAATTGCACTTGCAAATAAATTAAACGAACAATTAGATGGTGTTAAATATACAACTAATTTATTTGGAAATGCTTACCCTAAAATGAAATTTTGGGACGAAGTTCAAGATTTTCCAAGTGTGTATATAAGTGCAGGAATGGGAGCCAGAGATTATCAATTATCTGGTTTTATTTGGGGCCTATTAAATGTTAGTATTAAACTGTATGTTAATAGTGAAGAACGAGCTCAAGAAGAACTAGAAGTACTTCTTGAAGATATAAGCAAGTGTATTGACGCAAATCGTCAACTTGTTTATGACAGTGCTAATAACTACGCAACAACAGAAATACTGATTACAACTATCACTACAGATGAAGGCCTTTTACGACCTTATGGAGTTGGTGAAATAAACTTACAGGTGCGATATGCACTACAATAATGTGATCGGTATCGAAACAGATAAATATCTAGTAGGTATACCTAGCATTACTAATTAAAAAGGAAAAGAAATGGCAGTTAATTTAATTCGTAATAGTAGAGTATTCTTTACTACAAACGTTGATAGCTATGGTAAAGTTAAGATTGGTTCATTAAAAGATGGAACTAGTCCAATGTCTGTAACCAATTGCTTTGAACTTCAGGTTCTAGAAGGTTTAACTTTTAGTCAAAATACAACACAAGATACAGTTACACTAAACGAAGCAGGTGCAGCCCCAAGCCGCGGCCAACGTAGTTTTAACACAGCATTACAACCAGCAGATTTTTCATTTAGTACTTATGTGCGCCCTTATAATAATAGTAGTGCAGTTACTTGTGAAGAACGTGTATTGTGGAATGCTTTTGGTAGCGCAGCAAATATTGGTAGCGGTACTGCAGCTTGGTCAGAGTCTAGTAGTGCAGCTACATTAAGTTTTGCAAACTCTAACAAACACCAATTATTACCATTTGGTTTAATTATTTTATTTGATAACACAGCATACGCTTTAGATAATTGTGCTTTAAATACAGCTACAATTGACTTTGGTATTGACGCTATTGCTGCTATTCAGTGGGCAGGTAAATCAGCTACAATTCGTCCATTAACGGACTTAACAGCTGATACAAGTAATCCAGTAGTATTTAGCGGCACGGACGTATCAGGAACAACTCCTGACCCCGTTGATGTAGCATATGCTAAAAATGTTAATGCTCGTTATATTACTAATAAATTAAGTACTTTAGTATTAAATGATGGTATCAATGACTTTACTAATACAAATACACCTAGTGTAACATACTCTGTAGCCCTAACAGGTGGTCAGATCAGTTTTAATAATAACTTGACATATTTAACACCAGCTAACTTAGCAACTGTTAATTTACCAATTACCTATTTTACAGGTACTCGTGCTATTACTGGTAATATTACTGCCTATCTAAAAACAGGTACTAATGAAACCGCTACATTGTTAAAAGATATGTTAGCGGCAGCTAGTACAACAGTTGATCCTAAATATACAATCAATATACAGATGGGCGGACCAACAAGTAATTTAACTGGCGTTGAAGTAAAACTACCAGCAGCCATGTTACAAATCCCACAAATTAACACACAACAAGTTATCTCTACAACGATTAACTTTACTGCTCAAGGTTATAGTAGTTCTGCATACGATATTACTGCTCAAAACGAAGCAAGCGTTGTATATAGAGCAGCGGCTTAAGCCGGGACTTTATCGGCAAGTGCTGGGTTGATCTCCAGCACTTCTTTTCTTAATTCATAATAATAGGACGCCAAATGGCAACTCAACAACAAGAAATCAGTTTAAAATCACTACTGGTACCTTCAAAAACAGTAGAAGTAGAGTACCCTGGAATGCCAGGATTTAAAGTTTCATTAGGGTTTATGAGCCGTGAAAATTTAATTAACTTACGCAAGAAGTCTACAAAAACAACCTTTAAAAATCGTCAAACTAGTGAAGATTTTAATGAAGAGTTATTTTTAGAGCTTTATGCTGAAACAGCTGTTAAAGGCTGGACAGGATTAAAATTTAAGTACGTAGAACAATTAGTGCCTGTGGATGTATCACAGTATGACCCCGAAGATAATTTAGGTTATAGCAAAGAAAACGCATTAATGCTTATGAAAAACTCTAGCGATTTTGATAACTTTATCAGTAATTATGTGAGTGATTTGGGAAAGTTTTCGAAGAACAGTTAATAGAAATTAGGCAAATGATCGAGAGTTATTTACAAAATACTGCTGTTGGTATGACCAAAGAACAATATTTTGAAATGTGTGAAACTCTCGGATCAGAGCCTGTTGAAGAAGAGATACCAGTAGAATACGATGACTTTCCAGACGAAGTTCAACTAGCAATTAGTATTTATAGACTAATGCGAGATGAATGGGAATATATGGGAGGTACTTATACTGGCAAAAACTTTAACGGAATTTTTGAACTGTTCAAGGTCTATGAAATACATGCTCTAGATAAACGTTATTATTTAGAACTAATACATATTATAGATGGTATTAGAATTCAAGAAACTAGAAAAAAGAATCAAACCTAAAAACCGCTAACTAATAATTAGCGGTTTTTTTATTGCTTAAAATTTTTTGGTTTGACAACTAGGTCCTCAAATGATATAATGGATCAAATTAATTATATTATTGTAATTTTACAATAAAATTGGAGAGTTTATGGCAGACTATACCATTAAGGCAAATCTACAAGTTACTGATGATGGCAGTACTACGCAAAAACGTACGCAAGAAACTCAGAGATTAAATGCTGAACTAGATAAATTAGAGAGCAGTAATAAACGTAGAAGTGCAGCTGCTGCAAAAGCAGAGAATACTGATTATAATGCCGCCCGTGCTGTTGGCGGAGGAACAGGTGCGGCTGGTCGCGATTTTGGTAAAGAAGCTAGAGCTATTGGTGGTTTAATTGGATTATATGCAACATATGCTGCCACAGTATTTGCTGTAGAAGCTGCATTTCGTAAATTAAAAGATGCTGTCGACGTTGAAAACATGACCAAAGGCATGGATCAGTTAGCTGCAAAAAGCGGTGTCGCACTAGGTGCATTATCACGCCAATTCGTGGAAGCTACTGGCAGTGCTATTAGTATGAAAGAAGGTATTGATGCAGTTGCTAAAGCAAGTAGTGCTGGATTAAATAATACACAAATTTTAAATATTGCCACAGGAGCTCAAAAAGCTGCTGCCGCATTAGGTCGTGACTTACCCGACTCTATTACACGTTTGACTCGCGGTATTGCTAAACTACAGCCAGAATTATTAGATGAATTGGGACTATATAGTAGATTAGGCCCTGCTGTTGATCAATATGCTGCTTCAATCGGTAAGAGCTCACATCAGTTAACTGAAGCACAACGTGTTCAAGCATTTTCTATTAAAGTATTAAAAGAATTAAATGAAAAGTATGGTGACATTACAGTTGATGTAAATCCATATGATAAGTTATTAGCTACACTAACAAATTTAACACAAACTGGCTTAAACTTTATAAATATTTTCTTAAAACCATTAGCTAGTATATTAAGCGAAAGTCCTATAGCATTAACAGGGGCACTACTTTTATTAGCTAAAACAGTATTTGAAAAATTTATACCAGTTATGAGCGATATGCGAGAAGCATCCCGTCAAGAAGCAGAACACCTTGCACAAATTGCTAAAGCTAAGTCGGATGCTGCTAATGCAGCTTTTAAGCAACAAGGGCTTATAAGAGCAGAAGAACTTAAAGCAGCCAATGACAGATTAGCTGACCTGCATACAGAAATGCTGGCTCAGGAAGCTATAAAAAATAAAGCATCTAGAGAAGGTTGGAGTGAACGAGCAAAATTAATTGCTCATGAAAAAACTGACATTAATGATTTGCACGAAGAAGATTTAAAATATCTAGAAAGTAAAAAAGGTAAGAGCCAAGAAGTTTTAGCTGATCAAAGAGCAACTGCAGCCGCAATAAGAGCTTTACGCGATATCGATAAGCAAGAACAGATGCAGCTAGAACAGATAAATAAACAAAAACCAGGATTTGGTTCGCCAGCATATATGTTGGATAGAGATGCTCAAGGTGCGGCTAAAAAAGCGCTTCAAAAAGGAATTGTTGCTAATACACTAGAAACTGCAGGTACTGAAGGTTTCATCAAAGCTATGCAAAAAATGATGAAACAAATAGAAGATGAAAAATTAGGGTTTTTTAGAGGTACAATGACAGGTATTACTGGTGCAATTGGAGCTGCAGCTGTTAGACTAGCACAATTTGCCAATGTTATTGGAGGTGCACTAATGGTAGTAGGAGTAGCCATTGGAGTATTTCAACTATTGGGACTAATGTTTAACAAAGCCACTTTAGAATTAGAACTATTTGATAAAGCTTTGAAAAATGCTAAAGAAACAGCATCTACAGCTACTAGCGTATTTAAAAAGTATGGAGATTCAATAACAGTAGATTCTTTATTAGCAAAAACCAAAGCAATAAATAATATTGCTGCTTCATTAGAAGAACTACCTAGGTCTCAAGAAAAAGCTGCAGACAAGATGAGTAACTTTGAAAAGTTATTTGATAATTTTGCGCCCAAATGGATGGGTGGAGATACAGTAGGAAGATTATCTGATGAGCTGTCTAATGGATTTCAAGAAGCTATAAAGTTAGCTATAGGTGAAGATACTAAAAAGAAATTTGAAGATTCAGCCAGAGAATTATTAGGTATTAGTGGAGATTTAACCAATCAGGAAGTGTCTAAACGATTAGCCCAAGGAACACCAAGAATACGACAAGCATTTGCAGATCTTATAAAAGAGTTAGGAAAAGAAACTGAAGTTGGAACTATGCCTATTCAAAAATTAAAAGAAGGATGGCAAAGTTTAGAGCGTGCTGCACAAGATTTACGCAATAGTTTTATTAGTAGTGATCCTGGTACTAAATATGGATTAGAGTTGATTAATCAATTAGGTGCAATGGATGATGCTTTTAATAATCCAATTAATAAATTAGCTACCTTGCGTGATTTAGCTAAGGATATGTCTAAGATTAATCTACTGCCTGCGGATACTCAAGGTGACTTAAGAGCAGCAGCACTTGAAATGCAAAATCTTGAAAGACAGTTAAAAGCCGCTGAAGATGATGTAGCTAAAGCTAAAGATAAGAGAGATCAATTAGGTTCAATAGGACAAGCACCAGCAAATGTTAGACGTGACGGAAGTTATGCTAGGCAAATGGCAGCTAGGACTATGTCTGGCGAAGCACAAGCAACAACATTAATTAGACTTGAAGCAGATAACGAACTTAAACGAGCCACAGATAATTTAGACTCAATTAGAAAAGCTCAGTCCGCTTTAGCAGATAACATGAAAGTTAATTTATCTAGTGGTATGCAAACCGCGATTAAATATCTTGAAGGTCCATTAGTTAGAGCTATGCAAGAAGCTAATATAAATACTCAGAAAGCATTATTAGCAGTGTTACCAAAAAGTGCACAAATTATTGATGCACAAACTAAATTGGAAATAGAAAGTATTAATATACGCAAAAATGAAGTATCGGCTTTAAGAGCTTTAGTAGATGCACTAGATTTAAAGCGTTATAGTGATGAAAAATTACAATTAGAAAAAGATATTGCTAATCCAGAACTAGCAGGTAAAAAAGAAGTTAACACTAAACGTTTAACCGAAGTTGAAAATCTTTTAGATATTGCTAATAAAAAGGCAACTAATCAAAGCCTTGCAGATAAAGGACAGCTAACCCCAGAAGCTGCAAAAGCTTTAGCAGAGCGTACAGGTTGGATGAGTCAGTTAGTAGCTTTAGAAAATCAAAAACTAACTCAAGCTATTAAAGGCGAAATTGAAAAAGTTAATTTGAAAACTGCGCAAGATACTGAAGACTATAATAATAAATTAAAAGAAACACAGGCTACAAATAAACAATATTTAAGCAGTGCTGAATTTGGTGCACTATCACCAGCTGAAAAACTCGCAGCACAGGCTAGATTAGCCGAGGAAGAACGCAGACAACAAAATATAATTGATCTACAACCACTAACAGGCCAAACTAATGTAATAAAAAGAGTACAACAAATAGCTGCAAATCCAAACAAAGAACTTAACTTAAAAGAACTTGGTATATCTCAATTAAGTAGTGCACAAGTAAAAGCTTTACAAGGAATTGGCAGTTTAGCTGGTGGAGATCAAGCTCGCATAGATGTCTTAATAAAGTCAGCAGAAAAAGTGCAAAAAATATCGGCAGAAACACTAAGAAATGAGACCGCAAGAGCATTAGCAGCGGAAAATTACTTAGAAGAAACTAAAGCCCAGTTTCAGATAGATGATGCTGCAGCTAAAACAAGATTAGAAGTTATACAGAAAAATAAAGATGATAATGCACTACAGAGACAAATACTTGATAATAAAGAAAGAATTGGTGAGATAGATCAGTTTGATAAAGCAAATAGAATAAATGCTTTAGATATATCTGATGCTCAACTTGAGAGCGATAAATCTAAACTAGAATCTTTAACTAAATTTAGAAGTGAGTTTAGTAAATTAACTTATGATCGTATCAAAGATGGTACTATAAACTCTGTACAAGCTCAACAAGAATTTTCCGATTTATTAAGAAACTACGGTTTTGAAGGCGATCAAATTAGCCAAATATTTGCAGCTACAAAACTACTAGCAGACTATAAAAAACAAACCTCTAGTGAAGAAAATAAACGCTTAGAAGCTTACAATGCAGTATTTGAAAAAGGTATTGATTCAGCTACTGATAAGTTTATGGAATTTATTACTACTGGTAAAACTAGTTTCAAAGGTCTAATCGACGACATGATTGCTGGTTTAATTCGTTATGAATTAAAACAACAAATGATGAAAATATATAGTGGAGAAGGTGGTATTGGTGGTGCTTCAGGAATTGTAGGTGCTGCTAAAAGTGCTGGTAGTAGTATATTAGATTTTGGTAAATCACTATTTGGATCTGCACAAGGTAGTGCTTGGGATCAAGGTGTTATGAAATATGCTATGGGTGGTATAGTTACACAACCAACATTATTTAAATTTGCACAAGGTACTGGTATGATGGGCGAGGCAGGGCCTGAAGCTATTATGCCACTTCGTCGCGATGGCGCAGGTAACTTGGGTGTAATTAACGGTAATGGTGGTGGTAAAGTTGATGTTGTAGTTAATAACTATAGCAATCAGCAAGCTACTACTAAAGAAAGTATGGATGCTAAAGGTAATCGTAAAATTGAAGTTATTGTTGGAGATATGGTAGCTGATCAGTTAAGTAAGACTGGTTCAAGTGCACAACAATCTTTAAGTTCAAATTATGGTAATCGTCCAGCATTGGTAAGGAGATAATATATGGCAGTAATTCAATGGCCTGCAACATTACCGCAAGTACCACAAAAAGGTTTTCAAGAAACTATAGGTATTAATATATTAAGAACACAAACTGATGGTGGTCCAGCTAAACAGCGTGTACGTGCCAGTCGTCCTAATAGTATGCAACTATCATTTATTATGACGACTGCACAAACACAAATATTAGATGATTTTGTTAAAAACACTATAATGGGAACTGCAAGATTTACATTTCCACATCCAAGACTACTAGGTACAAATATTGATGTCCGTATTGTACCTGGTGGTAGTGGAGAGTTTTTTACAGTACAATATTTAGCACCTGGATATTGGACAACTAGTTTAAATATGGAAATTATGCCATGAGTAGATTAACTAGTTTAAGTCCAAATGCTATACAAGCAATGTTTAGTACAGAGACTAAACAACAACTAGTAATGTTAATAAGTATTTATGATCCTGCTGATTTAACAGGAAATACTATAACGCTTAGGTTAGCAGATACATTTACTAACAGACTAGCTAGTTTAACTACTGACAGTGAAATTGTATATGGTGTAACTAGTCGTAGTCATGACTACATATTTTTGCCATTACAAATCACATTACCTACTGAAAGTGACACAGGCAGTGGCGGTTATAGTATCAATATAAATTATACTTCACCAGACATAATACAGCTAATACGCACCCAACTAACAAAACCTACTAAAGTATTATTAGAATTAGTACTGGGTGCAAGCCCTGATACAGTAGAAGTTAGTTTTTCAGATTTTTATATTACTAGTGTAAATTATACTCAACAACAAATAACTCTTAATTTAGAAATGATTAGTCTAAGCAGAGAGCCGTTTCCTTGTTTTAATTTTACACCAGGATATTTTCCGGGATTATTCTAATGAAATATGATAAGTATATAGGTTTACCCTACAAAGAAAAAGGTAGAGATGTTACAGGCGTAGATTGTTGGGGATTGGTATGCCTATACTATCGTGAAGAATTAGGTATAAAACTACCAAGCTATCAAGAAGAATATGATAGCCCTGATGACCCTAACGTTATCAGGGCTATTAGTCTTTATAAAGATAGTTGGGAACTAACTACTACACCTAGTGAAGGTGATGTAGTTATATTTAATATTTTAGGTGAGCCACGTCATATAGGCGTATATTTAGGTAATAATAAGTTCTTACATAGTCGCGAAGGTAGTGATAGTGTTATTGATTCTATCGCTAGTCCACGCTGGGCAAGCAGACTAGAAGGAACTTACAAGTACGCTGAAACAAACAGTATTCAGGTAGTTGGAGCACCACATCCATTAAAAACACAAATAATTCGTGAATGGACTGTTGAAGGTACAACGGTTCAAGATTTTGTTAAGTTTACAAAAGAAAAATATAATGTTACTCCCGCATTTGGTAGTCAACTAATTATTGCTGTAGACGGTATTCCTGTACCTCAATCAGAGTGGGAAACTACTGTACTACAAAAAGGACAAGTACTAGCATATAAATCAGTTCCGCAAGGTGGTAGTGCAAGAATGATTGCAATGTTTGCAATCATTATAGCTGCACCTTATTTAACCGAAATGATATTACCAGGTTTGGTAAGTACTGCAGGTTTAACCGGAGCAGAACTATTATCTGCTCAAGCAATTAATGCAACTGTTACAGATTTAGTATATGGCGGATGGGTTGTACAAGGTACAACTTTAGCTATACAAATGGCAGGTATGGCATTAGTAGATGCTATATTCCCGATCAGACAAGAATCAGTTAATAATGCTGGTACACCAGGACAAATGAATTTATTTACTGGTGGGCAAAACCAAGTCAATAGATTTGGATCAATACCAGTAGTTTTAGGAAAAATGCGTGCTACGGGTATATTAGGTGCAACTCCTTATGTGCAAACAGCCTCAGATACTAATTTATTAAATCTATTAATTGTTTGGGGATTTGGACCACTACAGGTTGATAACTTATGCATTGGCTCATTACCTATTGATCAATTTTATAGTGATAATATTAGTCCAGATATTCCTACCTATAAAACTTTATATGGTGTTACTGGTGAAAATATAGAACAGTTTAATAGATTATATGGTTCAGATATTCAGCAAATAAATAAAGGTGTAGAACTAGTAAATAATACACTTACAGGAGCACACCCTTGGGTTGAAGTACCCTTTACTCAACTAGGTACAAGTGTAGAAATAGTTTTTACATTTCCAGAAGGTATGCGTTCAGTAAATACTAAAAATGGAAATGTTGATAAAGCTGAAGCTGATATCTGGGTTCAAATTGGCAGATGGAATGGTTCTAGTTATGATTACAGTAATTCTACTAGTCCGGTATCTTTATTTAATTCTACTACTACTGGTAGTATGTCTGCAGGTTGGACAGTAGATTTACCACCGGCCAATTTAAATGATGATGTTGTTAGTACTTTATATCAATATCATACTGTAGCTTTAATTCCTGGTAATGGAATACAAATTTATCATGGAACTGCAACAGATACACTAGGACACGATCCTTCCACACAATTACAAAATATTTATAATTCTGGCAGTTACGGCAGTTTAGTAAATCCTGATACACCAAAAGTATATAAATACTTACCAGTAGTACCACCAAATGCGTATAAACTTTATACATTTGTAATACACGGCAAAGATTATTTATCTAATTACACTATAGATCACAGAACGGATTATAGTGCTCAAAGTTTACAAGTAACAGGTTTAAGTTTAACACCTGCACCTTTTGCAGTAACTACACAACAAGAAACACTTATAGATAATAATTCTTATACAGATACAGTATATACTGGTTTCACTCGTGTAACAATTACATCAGGAAGTATAAGACCAGGTACACAGGATAATCCATTAGATCCAATTACAGAGCAAGCAGTCTGTTCATCATTAGACTTTGTAACTGCTAGATATATTCGTGCAGGTAATCAAAGTTATTGGGATCCAGTAATTAATAATTATGGTATTTGGGATAATCAAGCAGGTACTACAACTTGGTCTACATCAAAAACTTATGGTACTGATAAATTTCAATGGACTGGCTGGTATACTGTTGAAGGGTCTGCAGATGATGAAGGTA